CACCATTTAATTTCGTTTCTAACTTAATCATAATTACTCTCCTCTCTCAATGAGGTTCTATTATCAGGTATTTTCGAAAGCGTGTCAAGCTTTATCTGATAAAAGTTTTCTCAATTCATCAGATAATTTACCCTCTTTCTTAACTTGTAAAGCACCCTTGATATAACTACGACCTTTATCATAATTACTCTTTAGTAAATTAGATGCTTTTAATAGTAGATTTTCTTTATTCATATTATACCCCCACAATCTTAATGTCTTTATCAGAAGGTTCATCATATCTAAATCTATATTTCATAGAAGATATAATACTTCGTTTACACTCTGTATTGCTACCACCAGCGAACCAAAAATCAAATGATTCACCTTTGTAAGTAGCAATATAATTTTTCTCTTTGCTTTTCATGTTTATCCTTCAACACGGTCATGAATTTTAATAGGTTGGTCAGAAGGGAAACGACTATCACAAGTATATAAAAAGTTCCCTCCAAACATTGTCCACTTACCTGATTCAACTAATTCAACAGGAACAGCACGAATACGTTCTTGACCACCATTAACAAAATCTCTAAGGATAACATACTCAGGACAATCATCAGAAGGTGGAAAGATTTGAGAATCTTCTCCAATTTTATAACCAGTGACAATACCTTTATCAAACTTAGAACTAGCACCACCGTTGGTACAATCGTATCCACTACCATCACGATAGATACTAACTGATAAACCTAAAATTTCTTTATTCATTTTTAATCACTCCTCTCTCAATTCAGGTTCTATTATTACATGGGTAGAAATGTGTGTCAAGCACTTTTCAACCATCTTGACTCTAAAACATCACAAAATTTACCTGATAACGCTAGTTGGTTATCAAATGCTTCTACTTCCCAAGGTTGCTCACGATATTTGATTTTAAATCCTTCACCAATATCTTTACCTTCCCAACGTACATGTAATTTCCTATCAGACTTCCATACACGCTGTTGGAATCGACCAGTAGCAATCTGTTGTACATGAATCATCTCGTGTGCAAGAACCTGTAGCTGAGATGCAAGGTGCATATCACGGTCAATATTGATATTATATACCTTCTGAGCAACAGAACCATTTGCGAGCATATGAACATGACCACGAGTAGTCTTCTTAGAACGTCCTGTAACACGCATAGCGACTCGAATAGTTAATGTATTAGTCATACGAGTGGACATTAATTCCTTCGCAAAGAAGCGCACAGCGTCTTCAATGGTAGAATGTTGTTTACTTCCACCTTTCTGTAAAATCTTAACTTTCATTCGAATCTCCTCTCAAATCAGGTTCTATTATCTCCTAGTTATATTACCATGTCAAGAACTTTCTCATATAATGTGCAAAAACCAGACATAAATAGTCTTATACTATAATTAATTTAATTAATGAGGATATCATTATGGCTTTACCGAAAATTTCAGTTCCAACATATTCATTAACATTACCATCAAGTAAGAAAAAAGTAAAGTACCGTCCATTCTTAGTTAAAGAAGAAAAGCTATTATTAATGGCTATGGAATCTAAAGATGATGAAGAGATGAAAGAAGCGGTAGAACAGATTATTCGTAATTGTTCTTTTGATAAATTAGATCCTATGTCAATGGCCTTGGTTGATATTGAATATATGTTTTTATATTTAAGAATAAAATCTAAAGGTGAGACAGCAGAATATTCTTTCAAGTGTGATAAGTGTGAAGTTGTAAACGACAAACAAGCAGATTTAACTAAAGTTAAAGTTACTAATAAAGATCAAAGTAATCTTATTAAGTTAACATCTGATATTGGAATACAAATGAAAGCTCCATCATATGAGCTTGCTGGTGTTATATCTGGCAATATGAGCGCAGAAACTATATTTAAAGTAGTGGTGGATTCTATTGAATCTATATATGAAGGTGAAGAAGTTTTTCAATCAAAAGATCAATCAAAAGAAGATTTAATGGATTTCATTGAATCATTAAGTGATGCACAATTCAAAAAAATAAAATATTATTTTGAAAACGTTCCTTCATTAGAACTTGATATAGATTTTACATGTACAGCTTGCAAAAAAGAAAATACATTAACATTAAAAGGTATAAATGATTTTTTAGTATAGGCTTCAGAGATGAGAGTATTATTGGATTTTATAAACTTAATTTCCAAATAATCTCTGGAGGTTTTGGAATAACATTAACAGAGCTTGAAGATATGATACCTTTCGAGAGAGAGGCTTTTACTCATATGATCATAAATAAGATACAAGAACAGAATAAAAACCATCAGGAATAATAATGGCTGAGACAGAAGAAGTTAAATCAATAAAGAAATTAACAGAGAAGATTAAAGAAGCTAGTGAGAATACTATCGGTTCTACTAGAAAATTAGCTGATGGTGTTAATGATGCATTTCGTGCTACTTTCGCTGATTCTCCATTAGTAAGTTCTATTGTTGATATTGGTCAATCAATGGGTAAAGATGTTCTTAGTTTATTTAAAGGTACGGAAAAAGAACCGTTAACAGAAGCGGAAAAAGAAGCTGCTGACCAAAGAAAAGAACAGAGAGATGAATTAAAGCAAGTTACCAAAGCTCTTGAAGATGCAAAGAATGGTGACTTACAAATGAGTGAATCATTACGTACTGAGAATGAACAGATTATTGATAATCTTCAAGATATAAAAGATGTGTGGGATGCTGGTAATGATGCTGAAGAGAAACGTGAAGCAATACGCAGAGAAGAAGAAAGATTACGTTTAGAAGAAAGACGTAATGAATTATTAGAAGCATTAAATGTTCAAAAAGATAAAGATGATGAAATAGGTTTCTTTGATACCTTAAAGGAACATTTTGTAATAACCGCTACAGGTTTAGTTGCATTTCTAAAATCACCCATTACTAAATTATTAGGATTACTTTCTCCATTATCAGGAATATTTGGTAAGCTTATAAAAGTACTCGGCCCTATAGGTATTCTAATAGGATCTGTTATTGGAGCGTTTACAGGTTTTGACAAAGCAACAGAAATATTTGGTGAGAACGCAAATACTTTTGAAAAGATAGCTTCTTCAATTGCTGGTATATTATCTGGATTGACATTTGGATTACTTGATATAGAACCATTAGCCATAGGGATTAAAAATGCATTAGATTTTATACATGATACTATGCAACCTTTTATACTTACATTTAGTGAATTTCTTACAGGAACATGGGATGTATTAACATCTGGTTTCTCATTACTTACTAAATTGTTTACTAGTACACCATCTGAGATAGATGCTGCATGGGATAGTTTCCTTGGATCATTTACAGGTTTAGGTGATAAATTTTTAAATATGACAAAAGAGTTATCTAAAACTTTATGGACATTCATTTCCACTATACCTAAAATGATTTTAGAACAGATAAGTAAATTAGGTGGATTATTAGGTTCAAGTTTAGCTAATCTATTTACTGATGAATCAGAAGGTAGAAAACTTTATAATAGATTAGAAGATGAAGGTGGACTAGATGATAGATTTATTGGTAGTGATACAATGTCTAAAGCAGATATTGCTAAATTATCTTCATCTGAAAATACTACTCTACAAAAATTCTTATTAGAAAATGATAAAGCTGATATGAATAGTAAAATCATAACTGACCTTCAAGAACAATTAGAAAAATCTAAACGTGATGAAGCTTTACGTACTAAAGAGCAAACAACTAATGCTATTGTTGATGCTTCTAATACTAACAACACAACTAATATTAATTATCTTAAACCATCAGCAAGAAATCCTGATAACTCAATGAAGACTTCTATACTTCAATTAGCTCCATAAAAAAAGGGACTCTTCGGAGTCCCTTTTTGGGTCTTATCGTTCCCAATTTGGGAACTAACGTTCATAAACTATGAACTATTATTCCTCAGCCAGGCTGGCGAAATAATTCATTGCATCATCATCTTCACTAAAACCATTTGCATCCACTTCAGGTTCAGGAGCTTTTTCTGTTTGTGCAGGTTCAGCTTCTTTTTCTTTGAACTGTGGTTTAGCTGCTACTGATTTTTCTGTAGCTGTAGATTTCTCATCAATCGTTTCCGCTGTAGTTGTAGATTTCTCTCCACCTTCAACACGATTAAAACGCTTTTCAAGATCAGCAACCGGCTTAAACTTATCACCATCAATAAGTTCTTTAAGTGTATACTGTTGATTATATACAGCTTCCATTGCACCATCATCAGGTAAGAATTGTGACATAGCTTCAAACTCAGAACTATCATAGTTGGTTTGTTTCTCAACTTGACGGATCTTTAATTTGTAGTTAGCACCCTTCCACATATCAAATGGTTGAATTGGAGTTTCATCAGGGAATTCTGGTTTAGCAGCGACCATTAACTGATCAAAGATTTTCTTACCATACTTGAATAAGAACACTTTACCTTCATTCTCAGGAGTCTCAGGATCACTTACTACATAGATATTACTGTAATAAGATAGCTTACGCTTACGATTACGGATAGGCCCGTCTTTTACAGACTTAGGTGTAGTATCCCAACCACCATGAGATTCAACAATCGCTCGATTAGCAGAACATACAGGACAATCATTATTTAGTGTAGTTGGACAATTTTCAAAATACCATTGACCAGTTTCACCTTTAAAACCATGACTGTATAATTTTACGAAAGGGAGATCATCATTTTCAGATGTTGGGAGAAAACGGATAACAGCGTAACCATTTTTTTGTTCGTCTAACTTAGGATACCATTGACGGTCATCGTTATACGATTTACCTTTACCACCAGCGTCTTCAAGTTTGTTAGATAACTCTTCGAAAGACATGGTATTTTTTTTCATTGAAGCAAAGCTCATATTTTTTATTTCCTTTTTGATTTGTGGCATAGCGGGATTCACCCTTCGCCTGTTTTAGTAATGTTATTTATCAACCCTTAAAAATGCTCTTTAGTAATGTTTTATACTTAGATACATCTATAGATTTAAAATAACATAGGTACTTACGAATTCGTAAAGAATACTCATCGTAAATGTGGTCTTCTAGATATATTTTGTCATATTGTTTAGATAAGATAAAAATCTTTTCTAAGATAACGTAAGTTTCTAGAGTGATATATTTCTCCATCATTAAACGCATAATGATAGGATACTTATTTTTATTTGCATCAAACACTTCATTAAAAGATAATTCTTTCTCTTCCATAAACCGTTTAATGTTGATACAATCATTTTCAAAGATGTAGGTAAGTCGAGAAAATCTTTTCTTCCATCTACGAAAGTTTTTTATACTATCATCAAGATTGTCAATTATATCTAGTACGTATAAGTCTTTTTCTATAAATTGAGATATAAAGAATGGTTTTATTTCTTCATCTTTAAATCGTTTTGATATATATTCAAAAAAAGATTTATCATTACGTTTATTATAGGTAGATGGTTTTCCTGATGGTTTGTTATATTTAGTAGCATCAAACTTTTCATTATTGAAATGAGTCTTAATTAGTATATATTGTTGCCAAACTTCATAACCAGAACTCATATTGTATAGCACTCAGTACTTCCTCCAAATTTATTTTTTGGAATATAAGTTACCCCTTTTAATCTTTTCTTTTTTAGAATTTTTTGCTCAAGAAGAAAGCACACGCGTCTAGTATCAATTATTACATTAACTATATCAATATTGTATATATTCATACTTTCCATAATGATATTATAGTGTCTTATATTAATATCATTAGTTATACCTATCTTATAGAATTCTTCATTATCATTATATATTCTTATAGTGTACAAGTAACATATATCTTCTGATATATCATCATCTTTAGATACATATCCACCTAACCTACTTTTTTCAAATTTACATGATGGACATCCTCTACCACTTAAATGATTGGCGGGCGTAGCGTAAAATGTGGGGTGACTTTTATCTTTATTACATATAAATCTTATTTTAGTTGAATTAACTGTATAATCGTCTATAGGAGTACACTTACCATTATGTATTTTTAAAGATTCCTTAATAAACTCATCGTTAGTCTTTCTTCTATTTTTCCCACATTTTATTTTCCCACATTCTGGACATCCTTGACCTTTTAGATGATTAGCCGGCGCTTGCCAAAAAGAATCATGAATAGGACAACCAATTTCTACAGGTGATGAATTATTAGTGTATTTGACTTTAGATAAATCATATAAATCATTATGTATTTCTTTAGATTTATTGATAAAATTTTGAGTGCGCTTTTCTAATGTAGAATTATGATACGTTTCATATCCATCCATAACTTGATGCATTAAAATAAAGATCTAGGTACATCATTGTCAAGCATCATATTTAAGTGTTTAGCTTCCAATTCAACTTTTTCTTTTATATTTTTATTAAGTGCGCTTCTTAGAACTTCAAATATTCAAATCATTCATAAAGTACTCATTAACTCTTCTTTGCTTCTAAATAAATTAGTTATCGCGTAACCAATTGCAGGATTTGTTGGTGTATCAGCACTTAATGTACCATCTACAACTCTGTAAAATTTATCAATACCGTTTTTCCAATGATTCATTTTTTCTTCAACTGAATATACTAAAAGTAATGTTGGTTTATTATTTTTCATAACCCATACTTCATCATACACATTAAATTCTTTAAGCATTAGAATACCTTTTGGTCAATTCTATATATTTTATAATAGAGGAGGGAAAGTCATAATGAACTTTCAATTGTTCTTTCCAAACTTTCTGTTGTGGATTTATATCTTTTATTTTAGAGATTACAATATCAGCTAATGCTTCTGTTGTAAATGTACCTAGTAGGTACGGTTGGTATTTCCATATGTAAACATTATACATTTCGTTATCCAGTTATTATATCTTTATACGTAGAGTTTGTCAAGACATTTACCAATCATCACCATATTGTAATTTCATTTCTTTATTAAAATCACCTGACATTTCTTTTACTATATCAATAGTAGTATCGGTATAACCATCAACACCAGCTTCTTCAACAGGATCGTTTAGTCTATCAATATACTTTAATAATATTTTACCTAAACGAGCAAGCTTTATATTCTCTTCTTGGTAATTTCTTCCACCATACCAGTCAGGATTAATATGTATTTCCATTGCGGAAACTTCTGTATGATATGCAAATATCTTCTTTATATCTTCTTGAATGATATATTCATCATCAACCATTGTATTATAAAGACTCCAATTAACATCTTCATACTTAGCATCATAGATTTCTTTTAGTCGAGCGATCATACTATCATGATCATCAAATCGTTCTAATGTAAAAGGTTCAGCGCAAAAATTTGGTGTCCATACTAATGTATACATAATCATATCAATAATTTCCTATTCTACCCATATTTAATTGCGTATCTTTTTCTAAAGCATCTCTTAATTTTGATGCTATCTCAGGATGCATAATCATACTATTTTCAAACATAATAACTTCTGTGCTTGGTACTTTAGGTACTATCTTATTAAGAGACCTAAAAGGATTCCAAGGGAAAGAAAATAATCTTTCTTTCCAAGAACGCTTCTCATAATATGGATCACCATCAACAACCATACTAATGTTTTCAACAACTCTATAACCGTTGCATGTGAATGGTACATCCATTAACCTTCTCCTAAAAATCTTTCCATTAATTCATATGTCATTATGTCAGGCATCAAAGGACTTATTACACTATAACCAGCTTTTGCTTTGATAAGATTTCTAACAAGACTAGAGCTTACGTATTGATACTCTGGACTAGAATTAATATACATAGTATTAACACTAAATAATTTAGTAAATGATTCTACAGATTTTTCGTATTCATAATCTATTGAGTTACGTAGCCCACGAACAACAATTAATGGATATTCTAATTTATCAAAAAGTTCACTCAACATACCTTTATGTGATATAACATTAATATATTCAGGTAATGATTCTCTCACTAGTGACATTCTTTGGTCGAGAGATAATAAATTTATCTTCTCTAAATTGTCCATAACAGCAACAGTTAAATTCTCGCCGGTGAATATTTCTTCAGCACGATATATAATATCCATATGACCTTTCGTGATGGGGTCAAAACTTCCTGTTATTAAAGCTTTCATAATGATTTTAATTCTCTTTCAATATTTCTACGTGCCGCATTTTCAAGATGTGAAAAATGTTTAGTTACAAAAATAGGTTTCTTTAATAATTCTCTAAAGAAATATGAACGTCCAATTGTCCATTCTTTATCTGTTAGGTGAGAAAATTCTTTTCTTATGTTATCACTATTCGTTATAAAGACACCGTATTCTTCACTCATACCCAACAAGTCTAAATCAAGTACAAGTTCTGATTCAGGTCTAGTTGCTTTATGTGTTTTAGTATCTAATATAATATTAGCAATAACATCAACAGATTCACCACTACATTCTTTCATAGTGTGGTAACCATCATCTAACATTCTATACATCATCGAAGTAGATTGTTCTTCGTTATCTTTTTTCTTAGGATCATAAACGATATCATGAAATAGAACAGCCATAAACTGTTCTCTGTTCAATAACTTTTTACCACGCTCTAACATATAATCAATATGATCTATATTATGATAGAAACGATGGGGTTCATTATAATATGGTTTAACTAATTCGTAATACATTAATATACATTCTCATCATATTTGAATTCCAATACATCAGGAATATTTTTATCAAACTCATCAATAGGACACCAATACATTATAAACATCTTGTTATCAAAGAATATACTATCTAAACGTCTAAACTTTTCTTCATCTGTTTGACCAGAACGAAATATAATACGTCTCTTAGGTATATTGATAGCTATCATTTTAATTCGGTATCCATTAATGGATGAATTTCATTTCTAATAATATCCATAATCTGAGATACTTTAATACCTTCAACAAATGATACACCACCAGCGAACTTATGACCACCAGCACTTGTTACTAAGTCATTACTCTCAACAACTTGTACAAGCTTCTCATGTAAGTTAGGTTCAACAGCTAATTTAGACTCATCACGAGTACGTGCTGATATACTATATAGATTAGTACGCTCATCATAA